AAAGCCGGATTAGACCATCGAGGAAAATGAAAAATACTACATGAGGATATGGCTCCTGCGCCTGGGCTTCGGCGGGAAAGAGGGAAAAGAGGTCAGGAACCTCCTGCTTAAGAACCTGAAAGGGCATTCCGCTTTCCGCACCGAGGCAAACAAGCAGAGGTGGCAGGAAGCCCGCAGGAACGAGCGGGAGGCGGCAAGGCTGCAGGCGGCGGTGGAAGCCGCAGGGCAGCCGGAGGCGCAGCTTGCGGAGACGGTGGCGGACGCGGTCCTGATTGAGCAGGTGAACCAGAGTTTTGAAAAGGGAATGGAGTAAACCGCCGCCCGCATTTATACCATAGAAGATACCCGTACTAACACAGCTAAAAAGGCTGTAAAACACACAAATTTACGGCCTTTTCCCCAAGAATCTTTGTGTACATTATGAGCAGAAATAAGTGGATAAACAGTGCGTTCAGAGTGATTAATAGACTACCAAAAGAAAAGCAAGCGCAAGGAGGAAACGCACATGAGGACACAGAGATTCGGGATCGAGATTGAAATGACGGGCATCACAAGGGAAAAGGCAGCGGAGGCCATCGCAGAATATTTCGGGACAGAGAGCTTTTACATCGGCACCTACTACAAGACCTACGGGGCAAAGGACCGGCAGGGCAGGACATGGAAAGCCACTTTCGACTCCAGCATCATCGCACAGAAAAAGAGCGGCGGGCGCACGGTGCGGGCAGCGGATGAATACAAATGCGAGGTGGTCAGCCCCATCCTTACCTACGAGGACATGGCAGACCTGCAGGAGATAATAAGGCAGCTCCGGCACAAAGGGGCCTTCGTGAACAGCCAGTGCGGGATACACATCCATGTGGATGCAAGCCGCTACACGCCGCAGACCCTGCGCAACCTTGTGAACATCATAGCGAGCAAGGAGGACATCCTCTACAAAGCCCTGCGGATAGACCCCGCGAGGATGCGGTGGTGTAAAAAGACCAATGAGAGGTTGCTGGAGGCCATCAACCGCAGGAAGCCGCAGACGATGGAAGCCTTAAAGGACATCTGGTACGCGGGCTCCACAAGGGGCAGGGACGAGCATTACAACGATACAAGGTACCACGGACTGAATTTACACTCGACCTTCACCAAAGGCACGGTGGAGTTCCGGCTTTTCAACAGCACCACCCACGCGGGCGAGATCAAGGCATACATACAGTTCTGCCTTGCGGTGAGCCACCAGGCGCTGACGCAGAAGAAAGCCTCCGCAAGGAAGACTGTGACCGACAACGAAAAATACGCATTCCGGTGCTGGATGCTCCGGCTGGGCTTAAGCGGGGACGAGTTCAAGACCTGCAGGCTCCACTTCCTGAAACACCTCGAAGGCAACTCCGCATGGCGGAACGCGGCTTGAAGGCCATAACGGGCGGGAGACCGCCCTTAAGGCAGTAGGAGGGCAGCCTCACTAAAAAATGAAAGGATGATGTGATTATGAAGAAACGCTACATTGCTTACGGCAGCAACATGGACGAGGGGCAGATGGCCCACAGGTGCCCCACGGCGCGGCTTCTGGGGCAGACGGAGGTGGAAGGGTACCGCCTGCTGTTCAAAGGCTCGCTGACGGGGGCATACGCCACCATAGAGCCGCAGGAGGGCGGCAGGGTGCCGGCGCTGGTCTGGGAGATCGGGGAGGCGGACGAGGCAAGCCTTGACCGCTACGAGGGATTCCCTTCCTTTTACTACAAAAAGGACCTGACGGTGCGCCTTGACGGGCAGGAAGTGACGGCGATGGTTTACATCATGGACGAGAGGAGGCGGCTGGGCGAACCCGGCGGCGCTTACTACGGGGTTTTGGAAAAAGCCTATAAGAAATTCGGGTTCCCGATGGAGATATTGCAGACGGCGCTCAAGGCGGGCGGTACCCTTCCGGGCGGCTGGCGGACAGGCGACACCTGCTTCCTGCTGACCCATAAGAAAAAGGGGCTGACAAACCAGTACACCGTGCGGGGGTATGACGGCAGGTATTTTGAGCTTACCGACAGGGCGCAGAATTTCTACCGCGTATCCACAGGCAGGATGTTCCGCAGCCGTGAGGCGGCTTTGGCATCCCTGCGGGGGAACGGGGGTGCGCAGGATGCGGATTGTATATGATGATGCGATGCAGGGGACGATGGCGGCGGCAGCCGGGGAGTTCATGGATGCCCTCAACGTGGAAGAAATAGTACGCTATGAATGGGGGACGGACAGGGTGCAGATGCACCTGCTGAAAAAGAAGCTCGGCGCTTATCTGGAATATTACAGGATGAGTATCGGGAACACCGTCACCCACGCCTACGGTATCGGCAACAACTGCCAGTACCCGGTCTATTACCACCCGGAAGGAGTGGATGAGATACAGCAGTGCGGATACATCAACATCAACTCTGGAATGTACGGCGAGGGATTCGTGAGCTGCGAGGATTATAACGGGCGGCGGGTCGGGGCGGCCTATGAGGTCAGGACACGCGGTGTGGTCAGAAAATAAATGCTGGAATCGGAAAGGGGGTGGACGGACATGGCAATGCAGGAAAGGATGCCGGGGAATGCACACCAGAAGCGCAACTGCTGGCAGCGGGGCAATGGCTCCTACAGCATGAGGGGAGAGCTGCGCCACGGTATTTCCATGAATAAGAAATATCTGAACCGGAAGGTCAGGCACAGCGGCAGGGAAGCGTTAAAGCACGGGGATTATAAGCGCATCTGCAAAACCTTACATATGGTGGAGTTCTCATAATCCGCCATATTATGCACAGTTATCCACCCATATCTTTGTCACATTTATGGTGCAGATATGAGTGGATAATGTGCGCTTTCAGAGGTAACATGTGTACTGCCGAAAGGGAAAATACGAAAAAACGGAGGGCACAAACCATGAAAAAAATTGAACTTTTTGAGAGGGCCATTGCAGAGCAGGCAGCAAGCCTTAAGGATTGGGGGATCAACCCCACACTGTTCTGGGCATACCGGAACAGCATCACGGCGGGCAATGACAGCATTGATTTTGGCGAGACCATATGGGACAACGACATCCCGGAGATCACAAGGGCGCTTAAGGAGAACGGCATCAGCGGATTCACCATCAGCAGCACCTTTTCAAGCCTGATACCGACCCTTGCGGAATTCGAAAAGCACGGCTTCCGGATGGCGGGGCTGACCGAGGTAAAGGCAAACTACACGGACTGGCAGACACAGGAGCGGGCGGTCATCCCGGCGATCAGGATGGAGGCGGAAGAGGCATAAGCCCTCCGCCATAATGTACACAATCCCCGGCTGTTATCTCTGGTACATTTATGAAGCAGATATAAGTGGATAATACCTTCGTTCAGAGGTAACATGTGTCTAACAAAAGGAAAACGGAGGGAAAAAGGATGGTAAGAAAAGGGGTAATCGGGATACCGCAGGACGGAAGGATGACAGCCTGCAGCTATACGGTAAAGCATTATGAGGAAGGAAGCAGGTACGGGATTGACGGCGGGAGGATTTCCAAACTGGCCATAAAGATAGACGGGAAGACCACCTGCTGCTATGACAGGGGATGGGACTGCGAGCCGGAGGATGACGCGACAAAAGCGGCGCTGGCGATCCTGGTCATGGAATACAACTAAGGAGGGAAAAACACGATGAAGGAAATTTACAACGGATATGAATTGCAGACAGAATGGGATGATAAGGCGCTTGGGTACGGTTTCCGCATTTACGGCAGAGACGGTGCGGAGGTTTCCAAAAGCATAGACCCATATTTTTATGAAGAGAACGCACTGACAGCGGCGAGGGCAGCGGCGGACGCGCTCCCGGAACAGGGATAAAGGCAGAGGAGGGAAAGAGGATGAAACTATACAGGGTGGATTACTACGAATGGAACTACACATTTTCAGATTTGTTACCGAGGCAGATGCTTTCGGTGGGGAAGGACGCGGAGGAAGCCATTGCAAACGTAAAGCCGAGGGCGGACAGCGACGCGAGGAATTTTTCCGCAAAAGAGATAAAAACGGTCATGGGCCATAAGATAATGGTCAGATAAAAGCACATACATAGCAGCGGGAAAGGGTTCCTCCGGGAGCCCTTTTCTGCTGCGTAAATTTAAGGGGAAGGAGGCGGCAAAAGTGCAGAGCGGAAGGAAACCCAAGCCCACGGCGGTCAAGGCGCTGGAGGGCAACCCCGGCAAGCGGAGCCTGAACACGGGCGAGCCGAAGCCGGAGAAGAAAGCGCCCCGCTGTCCGGCATGGCTGGAGGGCGAGGCGAAAAAAGAATGGAAGCGGATGGCAGGGCAGATGGAGAAGCTGGGCATCCTCACGGAAATAGACATGGCGGCATTCGCCGGGTACTGCCAGGCATACGCCAGATGGAAGGAGGCCGAAGAATTCATCACACAGCACGGCACCATCGTGAAGACCCCTTCCGGCTACTGGCAGCAGGTCCCGCAGGTATCCATCGCGCAGACCTATTTGAAAATAATGAACCGTTTCTGTGAGCAGTTCGGCCTTACCCCTTCCTCCCGGAGCCGCATCGTGGCGGAGGGCGGCGAGGACAAGGAAAGCGATGCAATGGAGCTTTTGCTCTTTAAGGGAGGCGGGGGATAGTGTTTGACGAGGAAAAGGCGAAACGGACGGTAGATTTCATTAACTGCCTGAAACATACCAAGGGGAAATGGCGGGGGCAGCCCTTTGAACTGCTCCCGTGGCAGGAGACCATCATCCGGGATGTGTTCGGCACGGTGAAGGAGAACGGTTACAGGCAGTACAACACTGCCTATGTGGAGATTCCGAAGAAAAACGGAAAATCAGAACTGGCGGCAGGCGTGGCATTATATATGACCTGCGGCGATAATGAGTGGGGCGCGGAGGTTTACGGCTGCGCCTCTGACCGACAGCAGGCATCCATCGTCTTTGACGTGGCGGTGGATATGGTGGAGCAATGCCCGGCGCTAAAAAAACGCATCAAGCCCGTCATGTCGGTAAAGCGGCTGGTGTATAAGCCAACCAACAGTTTTTATCAGGTGCTTTCCGCAGAGGCATATACGAAACACGGGCTGAATGTCCATGCGGTTATATTCGATGAACTGCACAGCCAGCCGAACCGGGAATTATTCGATGTCATGACCAAAGGCTCCGGCGATGCAAGGACGCAGCCGCTATTCTTTCTCATTACCACCGCAGGCACAGACCGCCATTCCGTGTGCTTCGAGCAGCACCAGAAGGCGGAGGACATCCTGCAGGGGAGGAAGATAGACCCGACATTCTATCCCGTCATCTACGGAGCGTCCGATGATGCGGACTGGTCATCGGAGGAAGTATGGAGGAAAGCGAACCCCTCGCTTGGGCATACCATTGACATCGAGAAAGTGCGGAACGCCTATCTGAGCGCAAAGGACAATCCGGCAGAAGAAAATATATTCCGGCAGTTACGCCTGAACCAGTGGGTGAAGCAGTCCACCAGATGGATGCAGATGGAGAAATGGGATGCCTGCGCTTTTCCTGTGGATGAGAAGGAAGTGCTGGGGCGGGAGTGTTATGGTGGCCTGGATTTATCCAGTTCCATTGACATCACCGCTTTTGTCCTGGTATTCCCGCCCCTGAACGATACGGAGAAATATA